TCAGTAGCTACGTCTCGTCCATCAAACGTGCTGTTAGTTGTTACAGCGCCTGTTAGTGCGCCACCTGCTTTAGGAAGTGCCGCAGCAGCGGTTGTGCCTTGTGCAGCAGTAGCGTAGTCCGCAGAGTCAAAGGCTTTGACTTGTGCAAGGTTAGTTACTTCACTATCCATCAAAGCACCAGCAGCAGTTACGTTTGTTGTATCTGTAACGTCTGCACCAGCTTCAACACCGTCTAGCTTAGTACCGTCAGTAGCTACGTCACGCCCGTCTACTGTACCTGCAACTACAATGTTACCTGTAGAGGTTACAGTAGAACCTGTGATAGCAGCAGGAGTAGTACCACCAATAACAGCACCATCAATAGTGCCTGCGTTAATGTCTATAGTGCTAGGGTTAGTACCAAGTTCAACAATGCTACCACCGTTGTCCTCAGTAAATAATCGTTTATCAGCTACGTTGACCGCCAGTTCACCTTGCACAAGATCACTTGCTGTAGGCACAGCAGAGGCGGTTGAGCTGTTTTTAGTTACAATTTTTGTAGCCATTGTTTATATCCTGATAGGTTGTTGCTTTATTTGCTTTAGTAGTGGCTATTATTGAATATTTTGTAACAGCCTAAATAGCTCCTACGAAAACAAAAGAAAAGAATAAAAAGAAAGGGGGACTCCGTAGAATCCCCCAAATACTGCGGTTTACTTAATAGCTAAGGTGAAGCCTGCTTCTGGACGCATAACCTGAACACCGTACAGAGTATCAGCAGTGTACAAAGTTCCAAGGAACTCCTGCTTGTACTGAGTCTGTGAACGTACAGCTTGCTGCTCTGCAAGAACGTTAGTGTCCTTGTGGATCAACTGAGCGCCACGGATAGAAGCACCACCAGTAGTGTCAATAACAGGTACGTTGCTAGAGACAAAAATGTCAACACCGTACAGGTTACCAATCTTACCAGTCTCTACAGTCTTACCGTTTACAAAGTCAGTAGAAGTGTAACGCTCAATACCCATGATAGCGTTACGCAGAGAAGGAGGAACAATAAAGCTACGTCCGTCCATAGGTACGTCTGCATCATCCATCTTCTGAATAAGCTCACGAAAAGATACGTCTGTAAATGCACCAACGTCAGCAGCACCATCAGCGTCAAACGCTTCAAGAGTACCTGCGGTAGCACCAGAAGCAACAATCTGGAATGCCGCGTTGTGTACCCATGAAGAACCGTCACCGTTTCCGAAAGACTTACCCAGAGTAAACAGATCGTTGTCAACCTGCTTAGCCAGACCGTAGCCTGCATCGCCAGTGTAGAACTGACGCAGTGAAGCGAGAGCCTGTACTTCGGTGATGTCTTCAATCAGACGAGAGAATTCAAAGTGCTTGTTGATGTTAATCAGAACTTCTGACTCAACAGAGTTCTGGATAGTTACGGCAGTCTCTGCAACTTTAGCGTTAGCTGAACCACGGGTAGGCTTAGGGACGTGGATGGTGTCGCCTTTCTTACCAGTCATGCTCATTTTTTTAACGAGGTTAGCCATTACAAGATTGCTCTTGTATGCTGCAATTACTTCGTCACTCCAGATTTCTGGGATAAAAGTAGCTGCGCTAGTGTTGTCTACTGCTCCGCCCATATTGGGATATACTGATGTAGCCATGATAATACTTCCTATAAAGAGTTAGTTACGTACTCTCCCTTCCGCATAGGCTTGCATGATCTCGTCAGACAAGGATAAATAACGGTCAGGATCGTTCTGCATTAGTTTAATAATGTCTGAGCGTCTATAGACCTTGCGAGATGCTGCTTCTCCACTTCCTTTTGCACCGCCTGTTGAGGCAGTCTTAACAGCTTCTTTCCTGCTCGCTTTCTCTTGTGTAACAGTTTGGCTAACAGCTTGTTGACGTTCCTTCCAGTTAGTGAAAAGTTCATCAGCAGCTTCATAGTCATACTGCGTATCCGCTTGTGCAAAGAGCTGAGTACGAATCTTTGATCCTTTAATCCAATCAACAAACTTACTATCCTGTAGAATCTCTTGCATGTCGGGATGACGTTTCTGCAATTGACCCTGCGCTGTTGCTTGTTTGTACTGCTGAGTTTGTGCTTCAGCAGCTTTGATTGAAGGATGATTCTTAATCGCTCTCTCGACAGCCTTGTCGGGATCAGAGAAAAAGTCTATGTCTTCTTCAGGTTCTTGGGTTGCTTGTGGTGTTGTGTCGAGTTGTGTCTGTATGTAGTTGTCAACAACGGATCGCAACTCCCCTACTTCTCCGCTTTGCTTTCCTAGTAGCTTCTCAGCTTCCTGGTGCATCCTTACAATTTCAGCGGTTGACTTTCCTTTGTACTTGTCAGGGATGTCATCTTCTTGTGGAGTTTCCTGCTCTACAGGCTCCTCAGTTATCTGACTTACTTCTTCTTGTTCGTTGTCTACGTCTTCAGGTGGACGCTCGTCTATTAGTGTTGCCATTATTAAACTCCGTGAGTAATCTCATTATGGAGGTGTATTATGCAGGGCTTCTTTGTTAAGAGTTGGCCTTGCGTTCTTGTTGCAGCTTCTGCGCCCTGTTCTTTTCCCATTGTCTGGTAGCACCCATAAAATCACCAGAGATAGGGTCAAGTTTACTTCGCACAGCACTTACAATTCTTGTTGCTATCTTGTCACAATCTAAGCAGGGGATATGGGTACACTCTGAATCTGTGTAGCGTTCATTCGTGTGCCCATGCTCGCAGCGAAACTCGTAGATAGCCCTCATTAGGCTACTACTTCTACTTCTTCTGCTTCTTCCTCTGCTTCTTCTGTAGCCTGTGCTTCGGCTGCTTCAATCTGTGCTTCAAGATTAAGTAGGCTGGCAATGACAGCAAGTTGTCCTTTGCGGAAGCGCAGGTCATCGTTGTCTTTGGTTAGCTCTACTGAGTTGATTACCGTTGCATTGTTCTGTAAGTCTTCCTGTAGCTGTTTCCAGCCATCAGAGGCAAACATTCTGTACATGTTACGGTAATATAGTTCAAGTTCTTTGCTGATCATACTGTTTCTCCGTTAAGGACAGTTGAGTTAATAGTAGTGTACCCTGTTATTATAACATAAAAGCATAAGAAAGTCAAGCTTTATTTCTTCTTTTTACTTGACTTCTCTGCTGGTTTGTTGTATATAGCGTCCCAGTTGCTAGCAAACTTGGCTGAATCAGTCTTTCTAGTGGCACTTCCCTTACCACCGTGTGTCTGACCCTTCACTTCTTTACTGGCTTCTTCTTAGGAGCCGTCTTCTTCTTAGGTGGTCTACCGACCTTTGTTCCGTATGTACCTTTACCGTATGGCATAGTATTCTCCTGTTATGTTTCATATAATGTACAATGTACATTTAAGTGTACGTTTGTTGCACTTTTATGTACCTATAAGTGTACTACCACTTAGATTTATCAGCCCAATAAGCTGCTGACATTTTACCTTTTGCTATGTTCTTACCGTGTCGTGCTTTGAAGCTGGCTCTCTTGGCTTTCATACGAGCAGATTCACCCGCCTTGGGTTTTCCTGCTGTGCTTGCCCCCTGTTCTCCATACCTAATCGTCTTGATTTTGTCACCTTCCTTCGCCACAACAACATGGCTTTTCTTTGGATGGTTGGGGGTACGCTTCGGCTTATTGAATCCATCAACACCTGCTCTAGCTAGTCTTGGGTCTTTTTTTACTGGCATTCTTAGCTCCTGTATTATCAGCTAGTTGTTTCTTTAGCTGTACAATTTCATTGTTTAGTTGCTCAAACTTTACATTTATCTGAGCTACTACGTTCTCTAAATCCCTTGTGCTAACCATTACTGTGGTCCTTGTGTCGGCATTTGCTGTGACATAGCTGGCTCTTGTGGTGCTGGAGTTGCTTCTACATTGCCTTCCTTAACCGCTACTTCTCGCTCCTTCAACAACTGCTTAGAGATTTCAAGACGCTTCTGGAACTCTTTGTCATCTGCGTCTCCAGCTTTAAGGTTTGTAGTAACAGCCTTGATACGATCAATCTCAAGCTCCTGTGGTATAGCCTGTGCCTCCACTGCAATCTTCTGCGCCCTAGCAGCAGACTCTTGTGCCTGTCCGTTGAGTGCAGCAGTCTGTGACTGTTGGAATGCCAACTGAGCTTGCTGTGCCGCCTGT